AAAGGATTTAGTTATGAGTTCTTACGAACCTTGTGAACCGTATACACAACGTGGATCTGAGAAACCGAAAGAATATCTCTCTCTAGCTTTGTATCTCACGTTACCTGTGTCGAAATCACCTTCCATAGCTGTTGCTAATGGAGTTCTTACGAAATGTTTGAATCCGTTAGGTGCATCGGTCATGATGAAGTATGCATCAGTATCTGTTAGATAGTGATTTACTCTATAACCTTCAGGCAACATTGACATATTCACTAATGCGTTGATGTCGTTGTCTGCTGTACCTGTTCTTAATGTTGAGTTTAGGATTCTATCCGCTACGAACATTAATTGAGGTGGGACAATCATTTTTCTTGCTTGTACAGCAATCTTTAGTCCTCTCTCATCGATGAATTGAGAAATATCAATCATCGCCTGCTCAAGTGATGTTTCGTTAAGGTCTGCATCGGTTGAGTTTCTATTTGAGAACGAACCACCGCCTGTTGTTGGGTGTGCTGTGTTCACAAGAGAAACGCCGTCACCACCAGCAGAAGCACCGCCTGTAAACGCATTATTTAATACGTTTGCTGCTTTGATCTGCTTTGTGTGTGCCATTGATCTTGCCAATGCTTTTGTGTAACGAGCTGATAATCTGTCATAAAGATTATCTTCCACAGCTTCTTCAGTAATAGAGAATGCTAAAGCTACGGTTTCATGTGAATAACGTGCTGTGTATGCTTCGTTTGCAGAGTCAAATGTTACTGCTGCGCCCTCTTGCTTCACAGGTGCGTTACCAAAACCTGTTAACATTACTTCTTCTTCGAAAGCTCTGTCTGATGATTCTTGATTAAAGATTTCAGCGTGTTCGTTTTCGTACTTTTGATATTCCAAGCCAAACAGTGCGTTTAGACCCGGCTCCAACTCTTTAACGAGTTGACTTCTTGATATAGCCATAGTTTAACCTCCTATACGCCTACTGAATTTGGTGCATAGAAATGATCATTAATCTTGACGATTAAGTTAGCGTTATTGCTAGCTAAGTCTTGATTATCTGGATCAGCGTCAACACCAACCACTCTTAACATTAAGTCTGTTGTGTTTAGTGTTGATGAGTCTAATTCACCACTTGATATACCGTTCGTTGTGTTACCGTTTGCGTTTCCAGTAACATCAGCGTTCATTCCAATTGAAGTCTGAGCAGAAGTACCATCAGCCTGAATCAAAAATAATTGATTTGGGTCATCATACACTCTGATCTTAATGTCAGCGGAACCTTGAGTTGTGGTTGTATCTGGAAAGTAATTAGAAAATGTCGGCTTACCGTCTGCTGCTGTATATTCAATACCGCCTGCAACACCCAAAATTTGTGTGTCACTGTCGCCTGCAACGACTACGTATCCGTCAGATCCTAGTTTTACAACTGCACCCTCAAATATATCCCCTGAGTTATTACCAGACTTCACAGCGTATGTGGAAAAACCACATGAGTTATAGTTTCCGCCTAATTTTGCAAGTGGGCGTAAACCAAAGGCTGCGTCTTTATTTGCCATAGTATATACCTCCTAAGTATATTTTAGTTAATTAATCTTCGGTTGGCTTTGGGCCTCCGAAGCTTACTCTACTTTGCCTTTCCCTATGGATTGGCATGTTAGGGTGCTCGTCTTTCATTAAGTCGTTATCAACACTCTGCATTTGACCCTCCGTCTGAGATTTAAAGTAACGATCACGTTGCTCTTTGATCTCAATCGGACATCGCATAAGAACAAGTCCCCCTATTCCTATGACGCCTTTGAACTTTCCGTCGGCTATTGCCGGTATATCAAGACGATCGCCGTATGTATCTGCATTTACAAATTCATACCCTTGTCTTAACCTACCGTTGACATTTTTATCGTCAGGTATTCCACGATATTCGTATCTTACCCATCGATGATGCCAGCCTTCGTCAGGTTGTGGCGCTTCGAGTGATGAAGGTGGTACCCATGCTTTTGGTCGAGCTTCCGTTTCACGGGTTTCCAACTTGCGTGAAGTTTTATTTATTTTAGTTTCATTTTCCATATTGTTACGCCTCCTTCACGTATCTAGCGTACTCTTCTAACGGCACACCTAGCCTTTTGGCTATTGCTACCTGTGAAGGTGTGAGCCTCACAGACCTGCGTCCATCTTTGTTTACGCGCTTCGCAGAAGCAACCGTTTGGACGGGTTTCGATTGCTTTCCGACATCTCCCCCATCGGAAAATTTATGGGGAAACTCTT